TTATTTCTTTTAATATAGTCCTGCACATCGCTTTCTTTTCTTGCTGTCTTTATAACTTCTAATAGTTCTTCACTTTCTTGCTGACAGTCCAGAGAATGGTAATCGTTCTTCTCATGAACATAAAAATTCGATGGCAATCTGGAAGTTTGTAATTCATTCATTTTTGCACCTCCGCAACTTAATTTATGAACTTATTATACTCCTTCCAATGCTTTCCGTCATCACACATTCCTACATCTCCTTCAACGTAAAACTCACCGTCCACAGTCCCTTATAACTGGTATCCTTTTTCAGCTTCGCCTTATACCCCGTCACATACATCTCCGCCAGTTTCAGTTCCGCTGTCTCCGCATCAAAATACTGCACACTGATCTTATCCTTCTTCGCATACACCGCCAGCTTCTTAAGCCACTTCGCAGTCACAGAAAACGACACGGGGATCCGTGCAACCCCATGCCGCACCACATCCCTCTGTGTCGTTCCCGCCTCTGTCTCACCGCCGGAATCCGCCTCCACATCTTCCAGCTCCACCTCATAAGAATCCGGAAGCGGCAGGTTCTCCCCGTCAAACACAAGATACTGAAAAAAAGCCATCCTATCTACCTCCGCTCCTTAGACTCATTCTCTGCTGCGCCGTCACGATCACCTCATCTAGCAGCTGGTTTCCCAGATAAACAGGAATCACCAGATCCCCCTGCTGTCCCTTCTGATCACTCAGCACATCCTTCAGCGCCGACACAATGCCCGCCGTCAGATCCGCACTGCCGGACGATCCCGTACCGGTCATCACACTGCCATCTGCCACAGCCATCTGCGGCAAAACCACCATATCCGCAGCCACACTGTTCACAGCCGCCTTCACCATTCCCCTGCTCTTCTCAATGCCCTCAGCCAGACCATTCATAAAGTCAGGCATCCAGCTCTCAAAATCCGTCAGAGGACCTTCATCCGGCACAGAGAAATGCAGATGGGAACGAATAGTATTTGCCACATCTGTCACCGCATTGGCAACTGCACCAATACAGCTCCGGATACCATTCACAATGCCATTGATGATATCCGCACCCCACCGCCATCCGGCAGATGCAAGACCCGTAATATAATTCACCGCATTTCCCAGTCCATCCCGGATCGTATTATAAATTCCGGAAATCGTGCTCCGGATACCGGACCACATGGCATGAAACGCACCGGATACCGTATTCCGGATTCCATTCACTATAGAGGAAATAGTATTCCGGATCCCATTCCACACGGAATTGACAGTACCCCTAATTCCATTCAGTACCGTAGAAATAATTGTCCGGATTCCATTCCATACCGTAGAAATCACCGTCCGGATTGCATTCATCACCGTAGTGATAATTGTTCTGATTCCATTCCACGATGTCTGCAAAAATGTCCGGATCCCGTTCACCACATTCGTAATAACAGACTTAATCCCATTCCAGACAGAACCCAAAAATGCTGAAATCGCATTCCACACTGTCATAACCGTAGCACGGATCCCATTCCACGCTCCCACAAGGAAAGTAGAAATTGCAGTGACAACCGTTGTGAACAGTGTCTTAATCCCAGCCCACAGACCGGAAAAGAAATCCCTGATGCCATTCCATACAGCCACCGCCGTATTCCGGATCCCGTTCCAGGCAGAAACCAGAAACTGCGAAACCGCCGTCCATACCTGAACAGCGACTTCCTTAATCTCATTCCACAGCCTGATCCAGAACTGCCGGAACTCCTCATTCGTATTCCAGAGATAAATAAACGCCGCCACTAAAGCTGCAATGGCAGCTATCACAATTGCAATAGGGTTCGCCATCATCGTGGCACTCAGTGCTGCAAAAGCACCCTTCACCGTACTGATCGCACCGGCAAGCTTCGGTGCCCATGTCATAATCGTTCCAATGGCCGAAAGGGTCTTGCCTATAATGATCAGCACAGGCCCCAATGCCGCAGCCAGAAGTGCAACGATCATGATCACACGTTTCACCCCGTCCGGCATGGCATTCAGCACATTCACCATCCCCTGCAGTCCGGAAACAATACTCCGCACCGCAGGCATCAGCAGATCCCCGAAAGAAATAGCCAGTTCCTGAAGCTGTGACTTCAGAATAGTCAGCTGTCCTTCCAGATTATCCTGCATGGTATCCGCCATGTTCTTTGCCGCGTCCTTGCAGTTATTCACTGCCCCAGATACCTTTGCAATATCCTCCGGAGCCGCATTCATCAGTGCTAGGAACCCGGACATTGCATTCTTTCCAACCAGAGTCTCCGCGTTATTCGCCTTCTCTGCCTCAGTCATTCCGCCAAAAGCCATCCTGCAGTCAGCCAGGATCGCAGACAGGCTCCTCATGGAACCATCCGCATTTGTGGTAGCAATGGTCACGTCCCCGATTGCCGCACCCGACAGCTTCACATCCCCAGTCAGGTTGGTCATAATGGAACGCATGGAAGTACCGGCCTGGGAAGCCTTGATACCGGCATTTCCCATCAGACCGATGGCTTCCGCTGTATCCTCAACCGAGAATCCCAGCGCCCCGGCAACCGGCGCACAATACTTGAATGTCTCGCCCATCATGGACACATTAGTATTTGCATTACTGGAAGCAGCCGCCAGCACATCTGCAAAATGTCCTGAATCCGCTGCAGTAAGCCCAAAAGCTGTCAGCGCATCCGTCACAATATCAGAGGTCGTTGCAAGGTCTTCCCCAGATGCAGCAGCCAGGTACATAACACCCTCAATACCGGACAGCATATCCTCTGTCTTCCATCCGGCCATTGCCATATAGTTCATGGCATCCGCCGCCTCAGTCGCAGAGAACTTTGTCTTGGCACCCATCTCCCTGGCCTTGTCCCTGAGCTTATCAAAATCCGATCCCGTTGCCCCGGACACAGCCGCCACCTTACTCATCGCAGAGTCAAAATCAGCGGCAGTTTTCACTGCCGCCGTTCCAAGCCCTGTCACCACTCCCGTCACTGGAAGCAGCTTCTGTCCTACAGAAGAAATCTTGTTTCCAACTGTCTGCAGCTTTTCACCTGTTGCCCCGATTTTCTGCAGGGCAGTCGCAGACTGGTTCGCCTGCTCTTCCAGACTCCGCAGTCTCTGTTCCGTCTCAACGATCTCCCTCTGCAGGGCATCATACTGATCCTGGGAAATCGTTCCGTTCCGCAGTGCCTCATCCGCCTGCTGCTGCGCAGTCTTCAAAGTCTCCAGCTTCTCCCTGGTCTCAGAGACCGCCTGTGCCAGCAGTCTGTGCTTCTGCGCGATCAGCTCCGTATTCCCCGGATCCAGCTTCAGAAGCTTCTCCACATCCCTCAGCTGACTCTGCGTATTCCTGATCTCTGTATTAACCCCTTTCAGGGCAGTCTGTAATTTCGTGGTGTCGCCGCCAATCTCGACAGTGATCCCCTTAATTCTGTTCCCTGCCATACGGCTCACCCCCTAAATTCCATAAAAAAGGCACAAAAAAAGCACCTGCCATCCTGACAAATGCTTTCATCATTATTTTTAGTTTTTTCTTTCCTGAAACCTGGAACTTTAAATATGCCTTATAAGTTTTTTCCAATATTTTCAAGTTCTTTTATAGAATCCTTGTCTTTTGCAAGTTCATCACTGGCTGTTGCATAATATGATTTTTGGAAAATCATATCCCATGAAAGATATTTCGCCATGCAGTCGAACTGTTTGTCAATTAACTCATACTGGATACTGTCCACTGGGGATCCTCCCACAACGATTGTTCCAACTTTTTTATTTTTCAGCTGCAAACCGCGGCAGTAGCACTTATCAATGATAAGTTTCAACTGCGCAGACATTCCCCACCAATATACCGGAGTAGCAAAAAGAATCACATCTGCAGCGGTAATTTTATCAATCGTGGGATTTGTATCATCCTGATCAATACATCCTTTATAACATTGACAGGCCCCACATCCCTTACAAGGTGCTATATGAAGTCTGTCTGATTGGATGATTTCAATCTCATTCTTTTCTGATGCCCCTTTTATAAATGCATCAATCGCCGTCAGCGTGTTTCCCCTTCTGGCACTTCCGTTAATAATTACGATTTTCATGTATGTTTCCTCCAGCTTCTGATTTCATGAAATCATTATACCTTTTTTCGCTTATCCTGTCATCACATTTCATCAGATCAGAACCTGTCGAAATCCTCCTGTGTGGCAACCTGTCTCCATCCCTTATACTCATCATTCCTGCTTTCCACAAACATATCATTCACCATGCCAATGGTCAGCAGATCCAGATCCCGGATGGAAATCCCCAGCTGCACACACCGGAGAAGAAACAGGGGAGTTGTCATTTCACGGTCTGTTGCATGAAGTTTTTTTTAGCCTCCACATCCGTCTTAATATTCATGCCCCACAGCTCAATCAGCTTCGGCAGAACCTGGTAAATACTGAATGTGTTGAACTCATCCAGCCAGTCCTCCGGATTATCCGGAATGGACGGATCTGCATGCTTCGCCATCACATATGCAATGTTCTCAAACATCTCAAGGGAAAACAGATCCAGGGAGGACTTTTCCGGATCCCCGTCCCCGATACTCTTTTCCAGCACAGATAAATCCTTGTAGATATCCCTCTGAAATTTAATCCTGTAAATACGCGGAATGGCGGCAGATGCCTTAAAAGCAACTGCCTTCCCGTCAATCTCAATCTTCTTCATCATGCTCATATCTGAATCCTCCTCAGCTCAGTGCTTTTCCATTTCCAGCAGCATCCACAACAGACTTCCCACTATCAGATGCCTGCAAAGAAGCCTGATCCGCGGCCGGCAGATACACCGACTTGTACCAGTCTGCATAAACAGTTGCATCCGTAGTATTCCCTGTCTTTGCCTTCACCTTTCCATCCGACAATGGCGTAGCTTTAATGGTCAGTGTTTCCGTCTGCACTTCCTTCTTCTCCTCGTTGGTCTTGCCCTCGATCTTCGGACGGGAAGCCGAACAGTTATACATCACGTGGCGGATATGGCGCACATCCCCGTCAAACTCGAAAAGCAAGGCAAACAGTGCCAGCTCTGCATCCGAATTTTCAATCAGAACTCCCTTGGAATCCAGTTTCTCTCTCAGCACATCCGTTCGGAAACTCTCCGGAATCAGTGCAAGTTCCAGATCCCCGTCATAGCCCATATTGTTGTTGATCACATAGTACGCAATACCGTCCGCATAAAAATTCTCCGGTTCCCCGTTGGCATCCAGGGACAGTGATACGGATCCCGGAAGCGGCACTGGCGCTGCATAGGACACCGCCCCGTCCTCTCCGATCGTCAGTAATGCGTAATGCGCATTTTTCAGGTTATACTTCACCTTGTTATTCTTATCAGACATATTATCCCTCCATCATTTAACAAATCATTACAGTTCCATACTGTACAGCACCTCATACAGCTTTTCGCTCTGGATCCAGGCCTCCGACTTATTATAAAAAATCCCGGCATCATCCAGAACTGTTTCCACTAGGGCTTCTGCCCCGGAATCCTTCCGGTCCGTGTAAAGTTCTATCCTCACTTCACTGATCCGGAAATATACCCGTCCGTCTGCCGAAAAATTATCACTGCCGGGAAGCAGATAACAGATAAACGGCGGATCCGGGCTTTCCCCTTCCGCAAAATGGTCATAGGCAAAAGGAAAACCAGTCTCTTCCAGCATCCCTGCTAGTTCTTCCAGTGTCATATGCTTTCACCTCCCGCCATCACCTCAGTGCCTTCTCCACTTCCTGTTCCAGAGTCTGCGCAGCCCGTTCCTCCGCAGGCGCAATATGAGGAAACGCCCTTGTCCTGCCGCCTTTTCTCAGCGCATGACCGAACTCCAGCAGATGGGCCAGCTGGTACCTGTTCCTGGAATACACCACGATTTCCATTGCATTGGCAGTTTCCTTCGTGGTCTTCGCCGCCCAGCTCTTTGCGTAGGCACCGGTCTTCACAGGGGCATTCTCCTGGATATCCTTCCTTGCCTGTGCCCCTGCCTTCTTCACTGCTTTTTTCATATCATCCGCAGCAAGCTGTGCATACTCTTCCAGTCCTTCCATGATCACATCTGCCATCTGGCTGACTGTACATCTATCTCCTGCCATGTCTCACCTCCGGACCTTCCTGCATGTGAATTTCAGACACTTCTTCTTATAATTCAGATGATCCACATTCACAATATCATACACCTGATCACGAAACAGAATCCTGTGGGTAACAGACCGGATGCCTGCAGTCTTTTTACAGTACCGCACCGTCACAGTCATTCCCGCATCTTCCACCACAGTCCCTGCGGTTTCCGCTTCCCTGGAACTGGCAAGCCCTTCACCGCCTATTGTTGCAAAACAGCAGTAATCCTCTGTCCACTCATTCCTGTGATTCCCGATCCCGTCTTTCACAACAGAACACTTCTGAAAAATCACCTTTTCATTCATCAAAGCAATGTCCATTTGTTCCCACCTGCCCCGTCATTCCTAACGACTTGTCTGTCTCACCGGCATTTCTTAAAACCCCGGCTCTCTCACTCCGAAAAGAAGATTCCGCAGATCTATCACCAGCTGATGATGACCCGCCTCCTCCCGGTGTTCGTACAGATACGCCGCTGCATACTGCACAGCAATCTTCGTACCCTGCAGTTTTTCAAACTCATCCGCATCCGCAATCCTTGCCACATCCATACAGATCTGTTTCCCCTGCCTGATCAGATCCCCGATCAGCGCATCATCATCCTCAAAATCCACACGCAGGTAATTCTTCATCTCATCCACTGTCACTGCCAACTGCATCACCTCAAAACAGAACCGGCAGGCCTGTACTTCTCCTGCC